ATATAATTAACTATTTAAATACTAATAGCATAAAAGATGGGGAAATTGTCACTTTAAAGGTTAAAGTGGATAAAATTGGATATAATTTAGTAGCGCATAAAGAAGAAAATGAAATGACAATAGTATTTAAAAAGGGAAGAAGAGAAGGAACTTATTTTATTATTGATGTATTTGTCGGCAATAATTCCTAAATAATATCCTCATCTATTGTATATTCTAATGTTAAATTCTCAGGAAGAACATTTTCATTAATATACATGTGGCAATCTAAATCTGCATCTGCATCAAGTATTAATTTGCTTTCAGGCATAACAAATGACCAAATATCAACATGATAAAACCCTACATAATCAAATCCTAAATTATTTTCATCAATAGAAAAACATAATCTGTTTTCGTATCCAAAATATTCGGAATCAGAAGTCAGTAAACCTTTTTCTAAAATGGATTGTCTATTTACCATGCGAGAAACATGAAAACATTTTACTAATCTTTCAGCTTGCATAAAAATCTCTTTATTGGTTAATAAATTTAAAATTTCCTGATAATGCCTCTTCAAAAGAATCAATCTTTACTTTATAAAGGGCATGTGAGATATCCACTTCTTTAAATTTAAATTTCTTAGTATCTACATCCCATAATAAATACCCATGACCTTTCACTGTTTCTCCAAAATTCAATTGGTATAAACTACCACTATAAGCAACAGGAACTTTATATTTTATCACTTGGTGCTTATGTATATCTCCCATCATAACAAAGTCACATCCGTTAAAAACATCAGGAGTAGTTACCCCTTCATGATGCTGTGTCAAATCGTAATCAAAAAAGTTGGTAGAACCTTGAACTACATCATGAAATAAACCTATATGAACTTTATCTGAATTCTCTTCTAAACTCTTTTCAATATCAGGTCTTAAATTTCCATCGTAGTTTGAATAGTTACAGAAGACCACATTCTCATCTTCAAAAATACATGAATGCTTCAAATAAGTTATTTCATAATCCCAACCCAATTCTTTGAAAGTTTCATAGACAGGTGTGATACAATCCATTTTTGATTTGTTATTCACATCGTAGTCATGGTTTCCGATTGTTATAATAGTTTTATATTTTTCAGATAACCTTTTCAGCGTTTTAAACATAATAGAAAACGCTTCATTTGAAGGTTCTTTGCTTCTATTGTCAAATAAATCCCCTACGATAACAAGCCTTGACTCTTCATAGTCTAAATGACCGATTTCTTTATCTATAGAAGCAATAAAAGCATCTATTGCATCTTGGAATCGCTTGTGGTTTTTGTATGGCTCTAAATGCCAATCTGCAGTATGAATTATTTTTTTTATCATTTTGTGTTTGTTTGATACAAAGATAGATAATGTTTTTGATGAAACCAAATATTTTAAAAGAAAATATTTTCGAAGTCTTTTTATTTAGAGATATAGAATTCTCAAAAGTATAGTAGAAAACTATTTTAAGATATAGTTTCTCAATACATTATAATAGTTTTCTGCACCATTTTTTTGATACAGACTTGATAAATCTTCATCTTTAGGTAAGGCTACCAAATGAACCTTGTCTTTAATATTGCCAAAATCCAATTGTTTTTTAAGAGCTATTGCACTATCTAATGCATCCCCATCTAAAGCGATATAAAGATTGCCTTTTAGATTCTTTTGGATATTAACAATAAGTTTTTTTGAAATAGTCTTCCCAAGTATAGGAATTGAATTGTAAGTTACTATATGGTCGAATACTCCTTCCACAAGAAACAAAGAAGCATCCCAATTGATAAAATATTCATTGAATATAATATCTTGCTTTTGATTGGTATGGTTATAATATTTTAATTTATTATTTCCTGTATAATCTCTTCCAATGAAATAATTCAAATCTCTAAACATATCAAATGAAGGTATTATTATTCTGCCTGAGTACTTCCCATCGGAACAAAAACCTATATGATATTTTTGGATTATTTCTTCAGATAAACCTCTTTCCAAAAGATAGTTCAATGCTTCTTCATATCCTTTTTGATTGATATGTCTTTTAGAGAATCTTTTATATTCCAAAGGGAGTATAACCTCTTCATTTGACTTCTCTAAGGTTTTAAAGGTTAAATTGGGGTAGATGTCATTATAATATTTAAAATCGTCTAAAGAGCCATATTTCTTTATTAACCATCTTAAATCTCTTCCCTTGACACCATCATCATTATCCCTACATGCCCAACAGGAATAAATATTCTTGGCTATATTGATTTCAAGATTTCCTTTGTGGTGTCCACTATCACAAACAGGGCAATCAACACTGATTTGCCCTATTAGGATATTCTTTTTTTTCGGAGCTCCGAAAGTTCTTATTATGATATTGAATATATCTTCCATTTAAGATTTTTTGTTTCTAAAGAAACAAATATAAGAACTTTAAATGGAAAAATAAAAATTTAATTAAATTTATTCAAAATAATAAGAAATTACTATTCTTTTTAATAAATTATACATATCTACTATAGCATAATCTTCAGAGGACATATCTTCTTTATAATCCTTATATTTATCCATAATTTTTTTCATAACTTCAGCAAAAAACTTTCTACTGTGTTCATAATAAGAAAGAAGATGTGATACTGGTTCGTATTCTTTTTCTCTATCATCAAAAACTCCTAAATCCGCTAAAGATTCTTCTATAGTCGAAATTATAAGTCTTTTATTTTCATAAAATGCATCTTCACTGTTTGTAAAAGTAGGCTCTTCACCAATTTTTAACTCTTCTACCTTTTCTTTAGCAATGCTAAATAGCATTTTACTCCAACCTTCAAATGTATTCTCTAAAACACCTTGTGATACTTCTTCTCTAATAACACTTTTTACAAGTTGTCTTAGTTCGTTTAAAGTTATTTTCATAGTTTAATTTTTTATTTATAAATATCAAAAAAAAAACATAATATTTTAAATTATTGAAAATTAATCTTCATCACCCTCACCAACTTTTACCATTAACCTATGAAGTTCGTCTTTAGTTACTACTTCTTCATTTGAATCTATTTTATTTTCCTCACGTAAATATGTTGTTAAAAACTTTTCAATATTTGGAATCGATAAAAATGCTTTATTTTTTAATGTTGTTACTAATTTAGATTTCCAATTATAAATTTCAATACCATTTTCAGTTTTTTTATAAAAATACTTATTACCTACAGAATATGTTTCTTGAATAACATCTTTGACAATTTGACGAAGTTCTTTTAATGTAATTCTCATAATTATATTTTATTAATAAATATTCATAACTTCCTCTTTAATAATATTTCTTATGAAATTTTTTAAGGTTTCATTACCCTCTTTTAACTGCAATGGCAATGTAACTTTATCTCCTTTTTTTATTCCTAAATTTTTACAAGTACCGCCTTCTACTTCAAAAATGTAATTACCATAACCGCAATAACGTTTATTGTCTTTATCGTTAGAAGGTTTGCAATTATGATGAATCTTTGTTATTGTATCTCCATCGATAAAAATAATATCTAAAGGAATGATACAATTTTCCATTATAAAGCAATGTTCTTCTAATTGCTTTACAAACAACATTCCATTGAAGGTTTCATCAAAAGTTTTAAACATCATTCCCTTTCTTAATTCCTTTGAAGATGTTTGAACTTTTATTTTAAATTTATTATCGTTTATAGTTAAATTCATGTATATAAATATCTGAATACTTACAATTCTACATTCAGATATTTTTGAATTTCAAATATTTCATTCAAATATTTCCCTTTGACTTTTATTTTTTCATCAGGAGTAAGTTCTTTATTCTTTTCAATATGAATAGATGAGAATTTTTCATAGGCAACATTTTTCTCAATGATTTCAATACATTTTTCATAGGAAAAATCTGCACCTTCCCAAAAATCAACATTACCCATTTCAAGCCATTTGCCTTCTTTAATCATATACCCTAATCCTGCAACAACGCTATCGGCTCTATCGAAATTCTTCTTGTTTATTTTCAATGCATTATTGAGTAACCATTTGATTCCTTTATATCTTTGGCTTACCAAATACATAATAAGGAACTTGCTCCATTCATTTTTGCCCAAATCTGAAATCTTCTTAGGGAAATCTGACATCATTTTTCCATTCTTACCCATTAGCTCAGGTAAAGCATATCTTCTTGCATCATCAACAGTGATAAAATCAACTGCGACACCCATTCTTTTAGATAATTTATTTGTCAAATATTCATTGAACATCTCAAGAAGTTTTGCCACCTTTTGAGATATAGAATTTAGCAAAGGTTTTTCTACAATTATCTTATGAATGTTATAGGAACTGAAGTCTTGATAGATTTTATCTACACATAAATCAGCTTTCTCTTTCAATCTTTCAAGTTGAGTTTCAGGTTCAGGATTTATTTTAGGTTCAAAATGTGTAAGAATAATTAACTTTCCCACATTTCCTAAATCTTCAAAGAGTGAAATTCCGATTGTAGATGTACTTACATCCAAAGATAAAATATATTTAGAGTCCATTTTTTTATTTTAATATATCATTTTTTATAGAAAACAAAAAAAACCTCCCAAAAGGAGGTTCATTTATTTTTTTGAGGTTGTTTATTTAGGTAATCCTTCTAATCCTAACATCATAACTGCAAGTTTAAATTCTCTATCATTTATAGTGCTAAAATTGGTAGTTTTACCTCCATTCACTTGAATTGTATTTGCAAGATTATTTGAACGTTTCATTACAACAGTATTATTGTCTTTTTTTAGTTCTATTGAAGACATTTCAGGTTGGTTATTAGATTTTAAAACTTCATATCCATTATCGATAAATATATCAGTTGCACCTCCCATTGGAGGGTTGTTTGCTTCAGATAAAAGATTTTCCTTAATAACATTTTTAATAAATTGTCTTAGTTCACTTAAAGTTATTTTCATGGCACTTTTTAATATAAATATTCAGTATTTTTTAAAAATCCAAAGAAACTTCTATTGCAAATTTAGTATCTCTATCCATTTTTATTGGTCTGCTTATTTTTGTAATTGCAACCAATTCTTGTTCATCATCATAAAGCCCTATTTCCGAAAAATACAAATCATCTCCTGAAGCCCAAGTAGGATTACTTGATTCAATATAAAGATTTGCATCAATTAATAACTTGAAAACAGTTCTATAAATACAAGCTCCAATGTAGGTATCTAAATTTCCAAAGAAAAATCTTTCATCTCCAAATTGCAAATCTTCGGGGCAGTTCATCAAAGGAATATTCAATACACTTAAACTATATGGAATCCCTGTTATAAATTTCGCATTTGTAAGAATGAAATTAGTTTGTTGGATATTTTGGTTTTCAAATAGCAATGGGTTGATTGTATAACCATTTGCACTTGTAATAGCATTTGTTGTATAGTTTATTGCTACCCATCCATCAGGGTCAGGTCTGTCATCAGGATTGTCTACCATTTGCACAAGAACTTTAAATCTATGAGCATAAAATCCTAATCCATCATATCCACCTTGTTCAAACTGTCTCATATAAGGAAGAAGTCCTGTATCTTCCAATGAAAATTCAATATCTCTATCGATTTTAGAGTTATTTATGAACTTAGTATATTTCTGTTGAGGTAAAGTGTACTGAAGACCATTATTTGCTTCTAAAGCATAAGTCATATACATTGTTTTACCTTTTGGTAAAATTCCTGTATTCAATCCATTTATAGGGAAAATTAACCTACCATCTAATCTTGGCAAAGTGAAATTTCTACTTGACTTATAAGACATAGTTGCAAGCAATTCTTCATCATGAATAACAACTACTTTCAAATCAGGGAATACTCTTCCAACTGCAATAGGTGTTCCTGAAGGTTGTATCAATGAAGGGTCTTCAAATAACTCATAATATTCAATATTACTTTCAGGAACAGTTTTAGTATCTCCTGAAGTAATAAAGTTCATTCCTATAACATTACCTGCACCTGAACCCCCAAACCATCTTCTATGCCACATAACTGTTGGCATTTTTATAGTTAAAGGATTTGATTCATTATGGTTTATATAATATTTTTCACCGTAATCATTTGAAATATTAAGGTTTGTAAAGTGAATGATTCCAATCCCTTTGATATAGTTGTCATATACACTTAAAAATTTATCTTCACAATCTATTCCACTATTTAAAGCTTCAGGTAAATCTATGTTATATCCAAAGTATTCCTTTTGACCTACATAATCCATTGAACCGTAATAATGGTAATCTTCATTGTTAGATTGAGTTCCCAACATGCTTTCATTCCAAACATTGTTCATGTTTAAAACGTTGACATCATATTGGGAAACATCACAGGTTGTGATAAATTCAAGAGTTTCTTTATTCCAATAAGGAATTGTTGAACCACTACCATAATATTCAAGTATAGACTCTCCTTTAGGAAAAATGTAATAATTGACAGAAATATCAGCCAAAAATGAGAAGTATGGCAAATATCTATCAACAGTTATAATAGTTGAAAGCGGAGTCTTTTCTATTTTGTACCAAAGATATAATACAGGGGCTTCAGTTTCTTCAGGAGTTAAAGTTCCTACAATAGGATTATTTATTTTGAATAAGATATAATCTCCATCTTCAAAATTAACAGTTCCAATGTCAATTGTATTACTCCCATTGAATTGAGAAAGCAATACAGTTCCTGATGTTCTCAGATAATCGCTGCTTGTAATCAATTCATCGGTAGTACCACTGAAAAAACCTCTTTCAATTGCTCTATCTTTAACGCAGCATTCGATTGTTTGTCTTTCACCTGCAGCAATAGGAGATAATATTGCACATTCAGCTTTTTCTAAGAAAGTTTTGGTGTTCGGTTGAAAATCTTTTGGTTTCAAAATATTTGAAGTTCCAAATTCAGAAGGAATATCTTCAATATTTTTATAATCAACTTCAGAATCACCCAAACTCCAAAAACCCCAAGTAAAAGTTCCTCTTGCGATTTTCTCTCTTCCTTTGGCTGTCAATCTTGTTAAAATTAATGGACTCTTCTTTTCTATTATATAAGACATATTATTTTATTTTATTATGATATTGTTATTTTTTCATCGAAACCTATTGGATAATTATTTGGATTACTTAAAGAACTCCCAAAAAGCCCTCCTGCAGCAAAATAATTTCTATAAATATTTATTTTAGTGCCAAGATTAGAATTATATCTACATCCATCCGCAATAATTGTTATATTTACAGGTAATTCTGCAATAATTAAATCTACATTATTCATATCAGTATCAGTTTGCTTGTAACCTGTAGGAGAGATTGTAGATATTGGTACTTGAAATGTTTGCGAAGTTAATCTCATATCTAAAGGCGATGGACATGGTGGTGCAGGAATAGTACATGATGAATATAAGTCTACAATTGCATTAGGTGTCATAGTATCTAAATGTATAACTTGTGGTCTTCCATTTGTAAACATTTCTTCAATATATCCACCTTGTAAGTTAGGTGTTAATAACCATTCTGAAAATGTGCCATCTTTCCAAGGAAATGCATAAAATTCAATAAACATATCAAAAGTTCCAATTGTTTGATTACATTCGACTTGTAAAACATGTATTAAAAATTCTCTTTGAAATCCATCAGAATCGTTTCCATCTAAATCAACATGTGAAGTTCCAAAAATATTAACATCAAAAGTGGTAAATGGCATATCTTAAAAAATTGTTGAAGTAACTGTTGTTGAAGTATCATTTGCAGGTATAGTTAATGTAATAGAATTTTTATGAACACAAAAATCTTCATCAAATAATGCAATATCAATTGTAATAGTATTTCCTACAATGAAATTAGGATTATCAGTGGCAAAAGTAACATTCTTAAAGAAATTTTGATACCAAGGTGAATCGGTTGCTCCTGCAGTATTAGCATCTCCACTTGGAGTTAATTGATTAAATCCAAATTCTAAATAATTACTCAATTCAACATCAGGAGTATAATCTGCACCACTATGATATCTTTCTTTTGCGACCAAAATAGCATTAGTAAAATTCAAATCTGATATTTTGTAACTTCCTGTTAACGTGCCTAAATATGATGTTGGAGAAGTTAAATTCACTTCAAAAACATAAGAATCAATTCCCGAAATAACTCCACTAAAATCATTAGTCAATTTAACCTCCAATTGGAACTCATTATCTCCACAAGTAACAGGGGTACAATTATCCAAAGGAATAGGGCAATCTATCTCTATGAAGTTATTTGTGCTTGTACAACCATTAGCATCTTCTACAGCAATTATTACAACCTCATCGTGTTCAGCTTCAAAAGTAACACTTCCACCTTCAGTAGGAATAGTTCCCGAATAATATCCTGTAATAGTATAAGGTGCTTGACCTCCTGAAACTGTCAAAGTTACATCTGCAAAACCTGTGTTTATACTTTCAATTTGAATACATTCATATGAAAGATTTGCTACTATTACTACACTCTCACAAGTATCTCCTGTAGGTATAGGTTCACCTGTTATACATTCAAAATCATTGAAACCAATATAATTTTCAATAGTATTCTCACCATTTTCATTTGTGGAATATTGTACCAATTTTCCTGAGAAATTCCCTTCTCCACCTGAACCTGAATATCCAATTGTGCCACCTGTAAAAATGGAAGTACATTGAACATTTCCAAAATCAAAACTTAAAAATCCATCGATACTATCAAAGCTTTCTGATAAACATTTATCACTCACAACGGTACAAACAACAGTTACTCCTGAAGGAGAATCAATTTCAGTATCACTTTCGCCACCTAAAGTATATTTTTTGTATGTATGCTTTGGTTTATGAAAAATATTGTTTTTATAAGTATATTGTGCCTCATTCCATATAGTTGTCGCAGGAAGCAATTGTTTTACTGCAGAATACCAATAGTCTCCTGTATTATTTATGATTTCAATTCCATAAGGATAATCTAATGCTTTCGTTGGAGCACAATCTAATCCATCTAAATATTGTTCATAGATAGTATTTAGGAACGGATATTGTCTAATAAATTGCCTTCCAACAGGATTAATAGCTTCGTATGTAATATAGTTTTTAGTAAGAGTAGTATATCTTTCATCTATAGCAATAAAAAACTTTCTATAATATTCATAATAAGAAAGTACATCTGATTCTATATATTTTACAGGATTGATAGTTAATTCTAATTCTTTTGTATTAAAAATCAATCTTGAATCAAAATCTTGATAATTTGTTTCTTGATTTTCAAATTCATAAGTTCTACTTGTTAATTCTTCAGAGTATAACCATCCTTTCTTATTATCAATAACCTTATCAAATTCTAATCCGTATTGACTTGGAATAATCACACATTTAGTTTGATTATTACTGCATAATTTTGAAACTTTCACATTATCCAAATGAACACAAGCTCCAAAATTGAAATTGGCAAAATTTAAATTGAATTTAGTGAAAGAACCCACTAAATCAGAATTTAAAATGAAGGTGCTCTTTGTCCAAGAACCTTTAAATCTATTTTCTATATCTACATCTGAAACACAATCTAATCCTAATTCTGTTGAAATTAAATCATTGACAAAAGCGCAATCTTCTTCAGAACCTGTTGTACCAATTCCATAAGGAACAACCGCTGAATCAAAAGTATATAAATTTTCATCTTGAGCTAAAAGATATGTAGTATCTCCTGTATAAGAGATAGTTCCACCTGTATAATCTAATATCAATCCTTCTTCATCTGTTAATACAAATGCCTGAGCATTAACAGCTAAATCACCTAAAACTTCTAATATAGTTCTTGTATCAGTTTGAAGATATTCAATCAATTTTCCACAATCAATTTGTGCAAACCAATCAAATTCAAAAAGATATTGACAATTAGATTCTATAACAAAACTTTCTCCTGATAACTGATTAAAGTTTAATTGAACGTTTATATCACCGCATTCACATGAACCATCATCAATTACTGCAATAAGGTCATAATTTACTGCAACAGGATTTGTACATCCTGAAGCAAAAATACAAGACCCATCATTATAATCAGCATTAGGATTATAATTTACTGCAAGAGGATTTGTGCAGCCAAATACAGGCTTTAACAATGAACAACTACCATCATCAAAATTTGCATTAGGATTGAATTCATAATAAAGCGGATTAGTACAACCCGAAATTACTTCATATCCTTGAACAAATATATCACAATATGAAAAATCTTCAGTAGGATTAGGTGTCAATAATACATGACTACAAGTATGTTCATAAAAACAATCTTCAACTCTTATTTTTACTTTTATGTTTATAACGACATTAATAGGTTCAGTTGAAGGATAATAAAAATTGAAATTAAAAGTATCTCCTGTTGAAGTAATGTACTGTGTCTCGGAAATAGAAGCATCTTGAAGATTAACAACAGGTAAATCTCTTACTCTATCCACAATAACTTCACCTGAAATAGGGAATCCGTAGGTGTTGAAAATTTCAACATCTAATTGCCCTTGAACCAACCCATTTACTAAATCAGGCGTGGAATCATAAGTTACCGTTTGTTTTATTCTTACATTCTGTAAACAAGCCATATTATGGTAATACTATTTTTGTTTCTGTGACATTATCACCTAATTGTCTCGGATTAACTGTCATATTTGTAAATGATTCAGTGTATTCACATCCATTTGTAAATGTTACATCAATATCAATATCAAATGAAATAGTTGTTGGTATTGGTTGAGCAGGGTCAGCTTCACATAAAGCACTGAAATCTAAATCAACTGTTTCTACTCCTGCAAGTAAGTTAAATGTTGTAATTACAGGTGAGCCTACAACATAAGCATCATCTCCACCATTACCTGTAATTGTTAATTGTACTGTGTCTATAATATGTCCTGCAGGAAGTGGGTCTAAATCGAAGACAACGTTTACTTTACCTGAACATGGTGATTCTAAAGTAACACTTGTTGTTTCAACTGACATATCTATAGTTATGGCTTCACATTCTACTTCTTCAGGCAGAGGACAATCTATCAACACACTTTCGGTTACTTCACAGCCAAAAATATCGTAAACTGTTATAGTTGCAAATTCACCATCGTTTATTATATCCCCATCTTCAATTCCTGTTGAAGAAACTCCATTATGTGTTACTGAAACTGTTGCAGTACCATCATTTTGACCGAATTCGTCAAGATTACAGATATATGTAATAGTTGCAAATAAGTCTGTGGTCAAACATGGGTCAACACATTCAATTGTAACATTATATGTATCAGAAACACATCCATTTTCATCTGTACCATAAATAGCAAATGTATCGCCTGTGGAAACAATTTGACCATCTGTTGCACCTGAAATTGAAACAACTCCCTTTCCCCCATAAGAATTTATATGCAAAACCGCAGTATCCCCACTTGCATTGCAATCATACCAAATATCTAATATGATATTAGTGCAACCTGTGAATATTGTTGGAGTAGAGCAAATTTTTAAAACTTTATCTGAAATAGGTAAAGGACATCCACAATCATCCAAAAATATTTCAGGATAAGGGTCTGTAACAGTTTCACCTGAAACAGTGAAACATTCATTATGAATCAAATTGTTATCAACTATATCATAAGCTAAATTAACTCCTGTCATTTCCCAATTTTGTTCAAAAAGAACTTTATAACTTTCTACATTTTCAGTATAAGTTAAAGTAGTTCCTGTAAATTCACTTGGGAATAAATTTACATACTTATAAAAATATGATAAACCTCTATCTAATTTACCGTATCTTTGAAAATAATCAATTTCGTTATCAGGATAAAATTTTGGATAACCTTCCTCATCTATAGGTAGAGTATTAATATCAAATGTAACATTTGGGTTTATAAGGTTATAATAAAATCTTAATTTATCAACGTCTACAGGTTTTTTTGCTCTGATGACATATTCATTAAAATCAACTATTTCTTGAGGAATCCCTAAGAAATTTAACATAAAATCTATAGCATTCCTTGTTCCTTTTGATTTAAATACCCAAGCAGAGTTTAATGCTAATAATCTCAATAAATCATTTGGAAGTGGTGGATTAATGTTCATGTCCCATCCTAAAGATTTAATAAAATCAAAAAGCAATGCTTCAGGCATACTATCTCTTTTTGTATAAGTTACTGAATTCAAAGTTCTAATACCTTCTATATAATAGTTGATATCGTCTAAATTTCTTCCATATACTATTAAAAGTCTATTGACTTCGCCATAAGTGGGGTATTCTGCATTAAGGTCTTCCAAAGTAACACTTTGCACACTTTCGGGGACTAATTTTCTCATTAAGAGATTACCCTTTTTATCATCAAATTTTTTAGCAAATTCAACTAAGTCTGCCACATAGATATCATAAAAAGCTGAAACTATATCAAGATTATAATCATCTGCTTTAGGAAATTGTAGTTCCAAGTTATAATCTAAAAACAATCCACCATCAACTTCTTCAGTTGTTTGAAAGATTGCGCTGAAATTATTATCTTTGTTCAAAAGATATGCTTCAAAATCATCTAAGGAATCATAAAAAAGATTTATCTCAGAATCCATAGGTTTAATATAGAATTCTTTAGAACTGTTTCCAAGGTCAAAAGGATTTCCTTTGATTTTTATTTTGACAAAATCGTTTGTAGTTGTTTGAGAAGGAGTGAAATTCAAAATAGGATATTTCACTCCATCAACTACTAATTCATATTTATTAAAATTTTTGGTTAAATTTCTTAATGAAGGAATTCTTTCATCGGGAAATTTATAGTCAGGATTGCTTTGATGATAGATTCCAAAAGGATTTGAAAAGAAACTTACATTTGCAGAAAATGTAGTTGTTTCATCAATAAAATAATATCCCGAATTAATTATATTTTGACCTATAACTCCTAAAACATTTGTTTTTGAGTATATAGATGCAGGATATGTTAAAAGAATTGTTTCTAAAGAAACTCTTACTAATTCCAAAAGAGAACTATACTTTGAAAAATACTTTGGATTTGTTTTATCCAAATAAAGTTTTAATGACTTCTCAGGATTGAATACAGTATTCTTTAAAGAAACAGTCTCTACGTTTTCTAAAGTGTAAAACGTAGAGAATTTTGGAGGTAAAAAGGTTCTTGCTCTTGGTGGATTTAAATTTGTAGTGACTTCCACTCCGCCAATTGTAGATATTACAGTTGCGGTATTATTTAGTGCTAAGTCATTAGTTTTGTGTGGAACTTCTCCTACATATTTTTCAGCCATTATAAGTTACTAATATTATTGAAATCTTTTGAAAAGTCTATTGTTTCTTTTTCTTCTTTTACTTCATACAATTTTTCTGCGCCAACCTCATCCTTGATAACATATTCAGTAAACTGTTTGTAAATCTGATTATTCTCATTATAGTAAGTTCTTGTTCCATCTGCAACAGCTTTAGTTTGATTTCCAAACAATCCAATTGCCAATGTATCAAAGTCATGTTCTACTAATTCTATTTCCAAATGAATTGGGTCAAATATTGTAGGAATCAAAAATACTTCTTGATTCGGCAATCCAATAAATGGCACTGCATTTGGTTTTACTGAAGGGGCAGAAGATGGCGTTACGGTACAAAAAACTAAAGTGCTATTATCATTCAATCGATATTTTACAGATTTCTGATTAGTATTATTCAAAGTTTCACTTATAGGTTCTACTTTGTTATTAGATGTAATAATTCTAAAAAGATTTTGAATTTTCTTTTCATCCGCACTTGTATTTGTAGTCACATACTCAATTCTATATCCAATTAAATTACTATTTTCAAATTTAGAAACATCTTCAGCAGGAATTGATGATAAATCAAATAACACCCCTCTGATATCAGGTTTTGAAGCTAATACACCGCAATCTGTAATTCTTACTCTTAATCTTCTTGGTCTTATAATAATATTATAAAATCCTTTTTTATTAAATATAGAAGTTGGTAAAATAAGATTGTATAATCCTCCAAGAATTAATCCTGAATCCGTAGGGTCATCAAGTTTTTCTAAAACTTGTGCAGGATTTAAAGATAAAACTTCAGTAGTGTTAGTTGCTCTATCAGTACTGTACATATAAAAAATTTCACAATCTTGTACTCTAAAATCAGCACTTCTTTTTGTTCCAAATACGCCTGTTGCCATTATGTTTTTTTTATTTTAATATAAATATCTAATTTCAAATTTCAAATCAAAATTTTTTTACATTAAAGAAATTTTGATTATATCTTACCAATTGTTCAACAGAATCTATTTCAGACATCCTTAAATGTCTTTCATTTACATTCACTGTTCCTCTATCAAAAAGTAATTCATTTTCAATTGTAGGCTCTGCTACAACATTTAAATATTTTTCTTCATGAATTAGAGCCATCAGCACAGTATTATAATCTCTAAAACCTTTAGTGTAATATTTGAAAGTTGTATATGGTACTTCTGAATATTCACCTGTTAAAGGATTTTGAACCAATTTATTGTATAAAAATGTTTCATAAATAATTCCTGTATTAGTAACATAATTTCCTGAATTATCTAATTGCCCTCCAATAACATAAATGATACTGTCAGTTGTAATAGTTAAAACTCCTGTGAATTCATCAGAAGGACTATCAGAAACATTTAACCCTACAACATAAGGATTATTTTGACTATACATTTGAACAAACTCTATTTGAGATTCTGTTGTACCTGTAACTAAATATTCATCAAAAGTATAATAGTATTCAACATTCAAACCTGTTTTTCTTGTGAAATAATCAGGTTCTGAATTAATTAAATCATCTGCAGCAATAAATTCTTCATTTGTGAATAAGCCTATATTCTCAAATGTCTGAGTAAAATAAATAGGAAAATAAATAAAACTTCTATCTATTTTCCCATATTTTTCATTTTTATTAACATATGCATCCGCACCTAAAGGTACTGATTCAATATGATTCCCATGTTCATCAGTATTAACAGTTGTATCTATTCCTGCTCTGATTATAGGATAATCCCTATTTATAAAAGGTTCTAATGATATTTTTTTATATATTTTTATCATGAAATTCTAATTGGATACAATGTTATTGTTAAAGTGTTACCTGTTACATTTATAGTTCTATAATTTGTTCCTGTTGATGAGTCTAAACTTGTTATTGAATAAACATTATTATTATTTATGCTCGATAACAAATATTTTACACTATTATAATTGTTATATAAATTTATAGGTAAAGTTGGGGCAAAAGGGTTCACAAAACCATCTGTAGTATCATATGCCATCAAAGGAGTGATTATACCATCTGCAGCATTGTTATATGTTGCAGTCATATAAAACTTCTTTGGATAAGATGTAGAAGTGTTTTTAAACCAATAAAGATAATAGCCTTCAGATAAGCCTTTTCTTATAGTTACAGGGTCAACCAATCTATAAGAAATCGGCATTGCCGAAACTGATAATAAATTGCCGTTTATATCTCTTTGGTCTTCGTTTAACTGATTATAAATTATCTGTTGAAACATTAATCGTTTATCAGAAGGATTTGCCGAATCATAAAAATTTAATTTAATAAAAGAATTTTTAAAACGATTTCTAAAGAATTTAACATCGCTATCTGAATAACCTAAATTGAAAGTTGAAGTAGGAATTGTATCCCCATAATAAAGAGGGGTGCTTCCAAAATTATTCAAATTTATAATAATCTCATTTATTCCATTAAAAGGATAGAATCTAACTTTTTCATAATCGTCAATAGGATTAACAGATTCACCTGTTGCATCATTAAGAAACTGATTTTCGGCAATTTCAGAATTATCCATAGGAGAAAAATTTTGTCCTATGGGAATTTTTATAAAGTTATTTTCTTGACTTAAATTATTTAAACTTAATTTATATTTTTCCATTAATCGCAGAAATTATTTGTTGGAACTACCTCTGTAAATTGTTCATTTGTGCCATCACCGCATATACCTGTAACTTTATTAATATTTTGGTTAAAATAAATATTACATGGGTCTTGCCTTTGAATAAGTAGATTTATATTATTGTAAATATAATGACAACCATTTAAAAATGGTATTGTGCTTCCATTACTAAAATCATTTGGTTCAATATCTCTCCATATATATCTACCATCTCCCATATTAACTGTATAAAAAGGTATAGTTTCAGCGTTTTCAAATTCTACATTTAAATAATTTGCAAATTTTCTAATTTGATTTTTATAATGTACTTTATAATAATATCCTTCTAAGAAATTATTAGCTTCCCTATTGACAGTATTGAAACGATGATAAGCAACCTCTAAAACCCTTTCAAGTTGTGAAACTTTGTTATACTCAATAATATCTCCAAATAAATAATCAGTTATAGCATTTACATTACTTTCAATAGAATCATTTAAGCTAATTGAAGTGATAGTATTGATATCGTATTCAGTATTTATTGTAACAGTTTTAAGACCACTTTCCACTAAAGTCCATACTTGACCTCCACTTGGATAATAATCTTGTCTCTTTGCAAAGGAAACATAAACTTCAGTCAATGGTCTTCCTAAATAATCAAGGTATAAATTTAAATCAATATCTTTTTTGAAATTATATGAGAAAATTTGGTCGTTATATATATTGGTTGCAAATGCAGTATTATAAAGCTCAATATCGGATAGTTTCGTTATTTTTTCAAACCATCTTCCATGATATTCAGATTCTTGCCCATCAATAACTTTTTTGAAAGAAGTTCTTGTATTGGCAAATACATTAGCAGGTGGTGCAGGAAATACAGGGATAACGTAATCAATGATAAATGTATTTGATTCATAAGTACCATCTCCAAATCCTAAAGCATAAACATTAAAAGTTCCTTCGTATCCTGTATCTGTTGCAGGTAAAATTGGATTACTTCTTATGATTATTTCATCTCCTACGGATAAACCATGATTAATTGAACATATTAATGCTGTCATTGGTCTATCATCAATAGTGACAGTTGTTCCTGAATATATCGCAATTCCATCACTTAAAGGAACACCATTAAACTCTAAAGCAACTAAATCAATTTCTTTTGGATAAGTTAACCAAATATTCCAATTATTTTCCCCATCAAGATTATATGGATAAAATCTATCAGGTACAGGCTCTAAATAAACTTTATCACAGGAAATAGTATCTCCTGTATTATTATAATAAAACCAACCATCTTTTTCTTTTAAAATTTCATCCTGAGTAAAAACATATTCATCTGTTGAATCAAGTTCTCCTGTATCATAATCCATTAATGCTAATACGTTTTGATATGATTGAGCTCCATCCCAATTGAATAAAACATTTGATGCTACAGTATTTATATTACCAAGAAATCTGTATATAGTAGAATTTTGTCGTTCAATGCTAAAATAATCAGGAACATTTATTTCCTCATCAATAGGTTCAATTGGAACAAGGTTATGCGTTTGATGAAAATCTTGTTTCAATTGAATGTCAAGATTTACATCATTTTTTGATTTAAAGGAGTTTAATACTATTCTTTCGTTAGATTCCATTTTTTAATCAATACATCTGTCAAAATAATTTTTTCTTAATTTATCTAAAGAAGACTGTCCTTGCCTTATACCAAAATACATATAGTATGGTGGCATTTTTTCTGATGGTTTTGCTGCATCATCAAATCCTGTACATTCATCTATTGTAAATTCTAAAATATCATTAGGGTCAGTATCAAGTGAAACTTCTTCTACATAAGAAGCTAATGGGTCATCCGCAGGAATTTCAGTTGATGTATAAGTTCTTGAAACACCATAATAATCAAAATTCTCACATAATAACCTTCTCAAAACTATATCAGCCCTATCAAAAATTATAATTCCATTATTTTCATCATAATCAGGTACATATTCATTAGCAGGAGATAATGCACCAACTAAGTTATATTGTTCACCATCATCGCCAATCAAAATTGGGTTATCTCCTGCCTCAGCAAATGCTATTTCGATACCTGCTTGACTCATTAGTTGAGTTCCATATCTATTTATAGGACATGAAGTAAAACAATCAGAATAATCATATAATACCCCTATTCCATCGTCTTTTTGATAGGTTGTAGATTCTAAACTATTAACTACAAAAGGTTCTCCATCTCTATCACATGTAACCATACTTCCGAGTTCAATTAAATTGGTAGCAAAAAGTAAATTATATTTTTCAGCAACTGTTAAAGTGTTAGCACTCAAATTTGCATTTGTAACAGTATTTATATCAATATCATGTCTTGCAGCATAATATAATATTCCATCATATTCAATTACTAAACCTCTTCCTTGTTGTTGTGATTGTTCAGGGGAATATATTTCAGTCATTTCCCACAAATTAACATCTTCATTACAAACTGAACGAGGTTCATCATTGAAAATATAACTTTCTGCAATATATGCATTATAACATCTATTTCTTCTACGTTTATAATTAGGGTCTTTTTCAGGTGGTGATGTTGGGCAAAATGCAGAAACACTAACATTTGGAGCTCTACAATTGTAATCACAATATCTTTCAAGAGATTTTCCCTTCTTTTTAAATTTAGATTTATAATCAAAAAGTCTTGAATACAATGAACCAATAACCCAATCATTATAAAAATCAAATTTAACTATTCCTAAGTTTTCTGCTAAATTTTCTTTTACACAGTTTGCCCAATCATAAACATTTTCATAGGTAATACCATTAGCATCACATGTTAATTCAATTATTGAAATAGGGCAACTATCACATTCACCTTCACAATCTGAAATATCAAAATTTTCACAATCAACAGTAATACCATCTACTACTGTTACGGTTTGAAATGCATCATATGAAAATCCAAAAGATTTAGGGCTTACTGCACCTAAATCTATTGCAGGAATTGTAAATACTTCTAAAGTTGGAAAGGTTGAATTATATGGAAAATACAAATCACCCTCATTAGGGTTAAAAACTTGTATATTTTGTAATTGCCCATCTGCATTGATAGTCACTTCAAATACAACTCCACCTCCATTTCCTAATCCATATGTATACATTGTGTCATCAATTCCACTATAGGTTGCAGCAGCAGCATCTGCAGGGTCACTTAAAATAATAATTTCTTGTGGAGTTAATGTAAATGCAACACTTGTAGCAGTTCCCCAAAATGCAGGATTAACATATGAAGCAGGAGTTAATGTAAGTGTATAATTTGTACTATAAGTTGAAGGAATAGTACCTAAACCTGATTGATTAATAATAAGTACTTTAGATAAATACCCACTTCCATCTGTTTGTAATATAAATTGATAACCTGTATTTGTTGGTACAGGGGATATTGAACTGAAATTTCCACTCCCTACTGTAGCTGTTTGACTTATACCTAAAAGTCCACCACCATCAACAGTTATTGCTATAGAAGGAGGCAACAAAGTTGTGGGACTTGGTTTAAAAGAATAAGATGAGCTTGATGTAGTGCCATCATCACTTGCATCATAACATACTGCACATTCTATACAATCGGGACATGGAGAAGTTGCCGATGGTAGCCAAGCAGGAGGAAATGAAGGACTTGGAGGCTCTTGTAGACCGCTTTCCAATTCAAAACAAGCATTGCATCTACACGCACCTCTTTTTGCACTATTTCTCCAATGTTTTAAATAACATACAAATTTTAAAACAACACCAAATACAATTAATCGAAGTAATCTATTTATAATATTGATAACAAATGCAAAAAACGTAATAAAAATACAAAGAATTGTAAAAAGAAATGTTGGATTTAAATCTAATCGATTAAAAGGAAAAGACTGCGTATTTTCACATTCTCCAATATCTTTTATTCCTGTATGCAATCTTGTTGCACTCCCTGTAGCTTTTTGGTATCTTGGAATATAATTTGTGACAGTATAAGTCTTCTTCCAACGCATATCAAAGAAATCAAAATCTTCAGTGTCGCTACCAAATTGATAATTATTATACATATTTGGTATTAAATAATGCGCACTTCTAAATTTTATAGCATCTTTTTGTTCATCCAATGCCATTCTAAATCTTACTTTAGCAGTTGTACCAATTCCTACATTTGGGTCTTCAGAAAGAATTAAATTGCCAAATTCATCCGTAACTAATTTAGTTAGATTCATTGGAACAGTAAATGCCCAATTTCCATTTTCATCAATTTGCTTAGATTCAATTTCCATGTATTCAACTTCATTAGAAGTATCAGATACTCTTCGAATCATCTCTATTCTACCTATACCTGTTGCTAAATCGCAGTTTTTACCTACAGTCTTCCTTGGCTGACATTTTTTTCTAATGGAGGATTTTTTTGAATCTGTAAATATAGAACCAAAAAATGTTGCATTAGGAATAATCTCGGTATTCAAATTAAAATCAACTCTATTTATTCCTATTTCGTTTTCTTCTAAATCTCCCCAAAAAGGTAAAACATTTACAGCATAGTCATTTGATTGAACTTGCACTAAAGAAGCTAAATCAGTTCCTGTTTTAAATGTAGTTTTTGATTCAAATAAATTTTCAGTATAACCTTGCTCAATTAAATCATAAGGTTTTAAAGAAACATAATCTATATTGCTGTAATCTACATCCATATGCATATTTTGGTTTCCTGTAGGAACACCAAAAATCATAAAATCCCCTGCGAAATTCGTAGAGGTTGTAAATTTATAATATTTATCATATATTTCAAGCCATACATCATTATCTAATACTTTCCTTTTATTTGGAAAAGTTCCAACAGGGTTATGGCAGGGTCTTTGAGCGGTATCTTCTAATAGATTATACCTTACTCCATCAAAATTAGTGTCTTTTGTTGTTTGATAAGGGTATAATTCTTTTATTAAAGGATTGGTTTCATTAGCATCCAAAGGAATAAAAACAGAAACTTTAGCATTTGGAATACCAAATCCTCCATTTGCAATAACTCTCCCCACAATAACACCATAGTCCGCTGCAAATTTTCTATATACATCGGCTTGAGTTAATCTTAATGATAAAATTTCAAGAAAATCAAATGAATGTTCAAGTTTAACTTTTACATACTTGTCTCCATCATTCGGTTTCGTCTGTATTCGTATGTTCCGTGACATTCTTTTGTTTTTTTGTATTTTTTCCGTAAACTGCTATGTAAAATACATACACTGCAGCTAAATTTATAATTGGTGTTAATGCACAAACTAATAAAATTAAAAAGAAGAAAAATTTTCCTAATCTTCCGCTAAAGATAGCTTGATTTGTTGTTGCATTTGCAACCAATTCACTAAAATCACCATTTTCATTACTGTTTAAACTTTGTTTCAGTTTAACATTCTTTTTTTTGTTACAAGTACTACAAGCCATAATTTTAAATTGAGAATCTTATTTTAATATCCTTTTCAGGGTATTTTATTTCAAAAATTTCATCGTAATCCGAAAATATTGCATTTTGACCCAATAAATCAATTTGACCTGTTGTTGCATCAGTCAATGGTTGACCTGTTGTGTTCAATGAATATATACCAAATCCGACTTTATTATAAACTCTAAAATCAATAACATTTAATACCCCTCCTATACTGTTTATAATTTCAACAAGTTGTGATAAATAAATGTCTTGACCCATTATTAAATTTTGTTCCTGAATGAAATTACTTGCAGCATTTATTACTTCTGAAGCAATTTCGTTTCTATTGAAGTTAGGGTCAATAAATAAATCAAATTCAAAACCAATATTCAATATTTTACCATCCTTAACTGAAATATAGTCATTCAAAGATTTGAATTTTGAAAGATACGTTGAAAGATTTTCTTTCATTGTATTGGTTGATTGATTTGTCAATTTCCCATCTGAATCAACCCCAAGAATTGATATTTCGATTTTATTTGCAATCTTAGCTACAGAAGCTTTATATGGAACACCAAATTTACCACTCATTTGATAAATCCTTGAATAGTAATCCTGAAGAGTAATACATCTATTTTGAGCAGCGAAATTGTATCTTACAATATTTCGCATTTCTTCTACAGAAGGCTCATCTGAACCTCCAAATGCAGGTAAAGGATTATTTACTGTTAAAGAAGATTTTACTCTTTGATTTGTACCATTATTTTGACCTGTAACGAAAATAGTATAATTTCCTAAAGAAGTAAGTGTATTAACACCAATATTACTTGTTAAACCTCCACCTACTCTATATTTTACAAATAAAGTTGAATTAGCTTTAGGAATATCTCCTAATGAGTTATCGAATACATAATCTTGTATTGATTTCAAAAATACATCTGAATCAGTTACATATTCGCTTGAAGTAGAAGTATCTTGAACGCCATTACCGAATCTGATAGTGACAAATCCTCTATCAGAATATTCATACATAAATCTTCTTGTAATTGTTTCCCAACTTCCCACCAATACACCTTGCTTATCCGAAGGAAGCAATGGTTTCTCTATGAATATTTTACTTTCTGCCAACGAATCAACATTGTACCAAAGATTATTTGGGTCAGTTTGTTCAGACAATGTTGGAAGTCTTTGATAATTTGTTCCATCTAAAGAAATAATTGATTCTACAGATAATACATCACTATCAGGTAAATCTATTTCAAAGAATTTTGTAACTTCACTTGAAGTGATAGCTCTTTTGAAAAACTTAGTTTTTCCTGCAACAACTAATTCCCTCTTAGTCAAAGTATAAGTTGCTATTCCACCTGTATTATCTACATTTGGAATAATAATTCTATTAGATACGCCTTGAGCGTTATAAGGTGAAGAAAAGTCAATATCATATAATGTTTCAAAAGATTGGCCGCCACCTAAAACTTCAGCACCTCTAATAATCAAAGGAGCATAATTCAAATCAAAAGTATCAGAATTTGTAGGGACTTCTACACTAAAATCACAAATAGTTACTGCAGGTCTTTTGTAAGGAACTCTAAGCCCAAATGTTCTTGCTAATGCTAAAATTGAGCGTCTTTCTTGAGCATAGCTAATCAAGTTTTCTTGAGCTACTTTATCAATATTAAATGAAAGCATATCGCCTAAAGCTGCATTCAACTCTATCAAAAGCATACCTATTGAGGCATCATCAAATTCTGTATAAGTATTAGGAAAATGTTTTTTAGTATAATTAATTAGTTCTGCACGGATTCCTGCAAAATCTCTTGTATAATAATTAATTTTCTTTTGCATGTCAAATTTTTCTAATAAATATCTAAAAACCGATTTTATATTAAATTATGTAAAAATTGGAAAAACTAAATTTTTTTGCTATATTTGTAAAATAAAAATAAAAATTATGAACGTATTAAGAATAAATGAAAATCCTTTAAGTTTCTTAGGAGATATACATGGTAATTGGAGCATAATTCAAAACCATTTTGAAAAAAATGATATTTCAAATACAAATCTTATTCAAGTTGGTGATTTTGGTATAGGCTATAAAAAGAAAGATGAGGAATCAAGTCTATTAAAAGAATTATCTTCAAATTTAAAGAAAAGAAATAACTTTTTATATATCATCAGAGGAAATCATGATGACCCAAGTTATTTTCAAGCATCAAATGTAGATTTATATTCAAATATTATCTTTTTACAAGATTATTCAATTCTTCAAAATAGTATTCATAATATCCTTTGTGTTGGAGGAGCTGTTTCTATAGATAGAAGAGTTTCAAAAGAACAAAGTATAGTTATCGGAAGAAACTTATGGTGGGAAGATGAAAAATTTGATTATAACGAAGTAGAAATCGATAACATTCTTGAGAAATTACATATAGATATTGTAGTTACTCATACAGCTCCTAAGATTTTTTATCCACAAAACTTTAATAACATTGTAAATCACTATGCAAAAGATGATGCTATGTTGATTTATGATTTGACACTTGAAAGAAATTTGGTACAAAATCTCTATGAAAAATTTTATGATAAAATGATGCCTCAATATTGGTTCTATGGGCATTTTCATGCTTCAAAAACTGAAAATGTTGAAGAAAAAGTTATAGCAAAACTGCTAAATATTGAGGAATTCTACTATTTATAATGAAAAATAATGGAAATATCATGTGGCTTTGTAATTTTTCACGAACCATCCAATAGTGTCCTTATGGGTAGAGCAACTCGTTCAGGAAGTGAATGGTCTATCCCAAAAGGAAAAAAAGAAGATGAAGAAAATGATTATCAAACAGCTTTAAGGGAACTAAAAGAAGAAACTAATGTTGATAGCGAATATATCAAGAAATGTAAAGTTTATCGATTGGATGCTTATCCTTATAAAAGTAGAAGAAAAATTTTAAAACCGTATTTAGCAATAGCATCTAATAAAAAATGTAAGGATTTAAAATGTAATTCTTTTTTTGATACCGAAGAAGGCGAATCTTTGCCTGAATTTGATAAAATAGAATGGGTAGATTTTGATTCAATTCTTAAAGGAATGTTAAATATCCATGATACCCAAATGAAAATGTTTTTAGAAGTGAAAAAAATTGTTGATTCTTTAGAACTTTAAAATAATGGGCAGAAAGAAAAAAGAAATTCTTATAGAAGAGCCTCCTAAAAGTAAATTTCAAGATATTAAAGTAGGAGATTTGTTTCTATGTGAATTTAAAACCTACAAATATGTCATTGAGGTTGAATGGGAAAAAAGAGGTCACTTTTGGTTAAACATACAATATTTGAAAAGTAAAATTTCTAAAAGTAAAAAACAGGAAGAACAATACGGATTCCTTGCTACCATAGAATCTGCTCATAAAACTGTTGAAGAAAAGTCTTATGAGAAAATAAGCAGAAATCTGTACAAAAAATATTTGACTGAAGGCATTTAAAGGTCTCCAAAAAAAATTTAATAAATATCTTTTGGTTTTAAGAAAAAAGATTTTATCTTTGTTGTGAATTTCTCCGATTTTCTCAATTGGGTAGTTATTTATAAAAAGCAAAAAATAGCAAGATGCAAAAAATATCAACTTTTGAATGTTTAGATAAAAGTTCGAAACCCATTGGTAGCTTTACCATAGATGAAGCATTAAATTATATAAAAGATAACCCAAAGAAAGATTTAATTTCGGATTGTAAATTTAATCCTGAAACAGGTGGCAAAAAAAACCCTTTGATAAAATTCAAAGATAGACTTTGGGATTCTAAAGAAAGAGAATTTAAATTTGTCGGAAGAAATTATTATACTCATGTGAAACAAAAAGAATGTATTGTTGTCACATGGAACTGCTTTGTAGAAGAAAAACGAATGAAGGATAAAATTCAAGCTCCTTCAGGATATATTTATTGTGATGTTGATGATTTTTCTAAACTGATAAACTCAGGTAAAGCTGCAAATAATACTGAAGCTAAAGACTATGTAAAAAAACAACTTTCTTCAAACAGTTTGAAATTTGTTAAAGCTGTTTGGGATTCTTTTGGCGGAGATGGATTAGGCTTTCTTGTGAAAGTTACAGATATTAATTTGAATAACTTTACTTCTACTTGGAAAGCATTAAATGAGATGTTTTTACAATGGAATATTGTAATAGACCCACAAACAAAAGATATTACAAGATGTAATGTCTTACCATATGACACAACAATTTTTATAAGAGATGAACAAAATATTATTCCTTTTGATGCAGTTGAACCTAAAACTGAAAAATTTATTACTATCGAAACAAGTGGAATTCCTTTGGAAATTGTTTCAGATGTTCTAAAGTATGAACTAAATTCCCTATACAGAAAAGATTCCTCTTGGTCTAACAATCATATATCTTACAAATTTTATTTTGATTACTTTGTATTCTGTAATCAAATGGGTATTGATTTGGATGATGCTTTGAATTATTTGATTGAAAATGTCAACAACTATCCTGCTTTATTTAAGCATAGGGATATCCATGCAGTAAATTCTGAAATAGTTTCAAATATTAAAAAATATTATAGTAATCAATTTGGATTAAGAAAGATTGTTTCTAAAGATAAAGATTATACTATCTATTCCATATATAAGCAATATTCAAGCGATATAGATTTAAAACTTGAATATACTTGGAATAACATTAAAGGAAAACTGTACGAAAAAAATAAAAAAATAAGCATGTTTGTAAGAACTGCTAAAGAGCATGGTATTCTTAAAAAACCTGTTCTTAAATTCTTAGAGGCAATTCTTGATTTCGATGATTCTTTATATAAAATAGTTGATAAAATCTATGGGGATAGTAATATTCTCTTTGGAGTTGTAAAAGTTATCAATGAAGAAGGATTAAAATCCAAAAAGGAATCATTTATCAAATGGGCTAATGAAAACTCAATGAAAGTTCTCGAAATGGGAACTTTTAGTGGAGACTTGAATAAAACTCTTAACAAATTAGTTGATGAGGCTAACAATATTTTCCAATCTATTTCAAATGAAAATATTTACCATTACTTCAACTACTATTATAAGAATTCAAAATCTTACGCTATTTCAAAAGAAGATTCTTTGAATCATTTCTTAGACATTATTTCAGATGAAAACTTTAACGATATCATTCGTATCAATAATAAGATTTCTACTTTTGAAAAGAAAAACTTCATTCAGAAATTGAAGTCTGTTTGTGATTTTGTTTCAAATGAAATTTACCTTAATGACACTTGGAAATTTGGATTAAGAACTATCAAAGTTTTAACTCCTGAAAAAATCCGCTCAAGATTCAATATAACTGAAGAATATTTTTTAGAGAATGGTCATTATATAAATGAACTCAATATTCCTGATAGGGACAATCAAGTTATTTGGGGTAATACAGGTCAAGGAAAGACAACTTGGATATGTGAGCACACAAAAGGAAAAAGATTGATTCTCGTGCCAATTATCCCACTTCTAATGAATATTGATAACGATTATAATGCTTCAGTTTTCTATAGAGATAAAAAGAATGTACATGAGGGTGATGAACTTATTGTATGTACATATAGCAGTTTCCCTAATTTGTTGAAACAAATGAAAAAATGGGAAAATTGTAAGGTTTCTGATTATGCATTATATATCGATGAAGAACATAATAATGCCGTAAGTTCTAATCCTGAATTTAGAGGATTTGAATTAAATTTTATCGTTGATAATATGCATCTTTTCAAAAGTAGAAGATTGCTCACAGGAACAAAGTTTCCTGTATTGCATCCTGCTTTCAATGATTTTGAAATTGTCAGAGTGAATTGGAAACAGACTCCTGTGAAATCCTGCACTCCTGTGAAATATACAAATATTCTTTATGCAATAGAACAAAATCTTTCCAAGAAAGGTAAAAATTTGATTTATCTTCAAAACAAAAAAGAAGAAGGTCAAATGGGTGCTTTGATGGACTACCTTATTATGAAAGGTTGGAACAAAAAGAAAATATGGTGTATCAATGCAGATGAAAAGAACAGTGAAAATTTTAACAAATTGATGAGAAATCAAGCTGTTGATGACGATGTTCAAATTGTAATCTGTACTTCAGTTATTGTGGAAGGGGTTAATATTAAAAATGATGACTTCAAAACGGTACATTTTATGACTTCTGAAAGTTCTATCAATATGGAACAAATGGTAAATCGTTTGAGAAGTATCTATACCAAAAGTATGGATTCTGATTCGATGATTTATATCTATAATCCTATTGATGCTGTAAGAGAAAAAGATACAGACCATGTGGATGTTATCGAAGTTCAAAAGAAACTTATTGAAACTGCTGAAAGAGGATTAGAGCTTTTTTCTAAAGCTTATATCACAGGCGATAGTTTAAGTTATAAATCAGGTATAAAAGTTTTTAACCAACAATTGTTCGGTAAAAGTGGGCTATATAGAAATAACAATGGCGTTTGGGAAATAGATTATCTTTCTATTGCAAATATGGCTTATAAAGAAGAAAAAATCTATGCCAATAAGAACATAGAATTCATGCAGATATTATTACATGAATACAATTGGCAATTTAAAGATGAAATAATTATCAGTGAAGAAATTAATTCTGCAGAATTAGAAACTATTAAGAAATTAAAAGCTGAAAGAAAAGAAGGATTACAACAAGATGTTCTTCAAATATTAGAACAAATCAGAAATGAAGGTGAAATTGAATGTTGTAACAAAGTTGAAGATGATGTAGTATTTGAATTGGAAAAACTTCCAAGACCTACTTATCAAGTCAATTTAAGAGCTAAAGTAAAATATCTATGTAATAATATGGAATTTGATTCTGCTTGCGATTTGGTAGAAGAGTGGATAAATGACCATAAAATGAGCGATAGGATTTGGAATAAAATTACTCGCCAAATAACAATACAGCTTACAGGAAAATTGAAATCTTTTGATAAGGCAAAAGATAATACTTCTGAGTTTGCCAAAGAATTGATTGCTAAATTCAAGACGCTCAAAAAAGATAAAAAACATCTTAGTTTAGATGTAAAAAGTATCAAAGACCTTGTAAATAATATAAAGATAAAACTTAAAGATAACCTTTGCGGAGAAGAGGAATCTGTAAAAGTTATAAAACAGTTTTTTGACGTTGAAGAAATTTTAGAAGATGATGGTATTCATTATCAAATAAATGGTATTAAGATTATAAATGAAGTTGCAAGTTTCACTTGGAAGTTGCAAAAATGGGCTAATGAATTATATGAAAATGGTAGAGCTATAACAAATGAAGAATTGGCTAATAGACTAAATAAATTCAGAAGTGATTTACCTATCCTCAGTATGTATAAACTTAATAGCAGAAACTCTATGAGATTGATTCATGACTATTATGAATTTGAAAGAGTTGGTTCTAAGAAAGTAAAAAATAAAAATGTGAACACTTATGCTATTACCAATCTTTCACCAAAAGAAATTTCCAAATATGAAATTATTCCTTTGAGAAAAGTGGATTTAGCTAATAAACACTTAGAGGATATGACTGATGAGGAAAGAAAAGTATGCCTTATGGAAGACTCTATGAACAATCTTAATTATCAAGTTTGCATGAAAAATGATGAGTATGCTCTACCCTTTTGATATTTATATTAAAAGTGTTTGAAAGGTAGAAAATCTAAAAGTAAAACTTATGTTATAGGTGATATACATGGTGCTTATTTACCTTTGGAAGATTTGTTAACCAAAGGAAATATTAATAAAAAAGATGATAAAATAATCTTCATTGGGGATTTAGCTGATGGACTCCCTGATTTTGATAAATGCTTAGAACTGTTGTTATCTTTTGACAACTTTATACCCATCATAGGAAATCACGATTTTTTCCTTATGGAGTTTCTTAAATATGGAACAATAAATGAAGAATGGATTCCTTCAGGAGGAGTAAGCACTATTGAGAAATTAAATAATCCTCACATAATTTCCAATCTAAAGACATATTTTTCAAAAGCTGACTACTATCATGTACATGATAACAAAATCTTCTTACATGGAGGATTTAACCCTAAGAGAGCTATAGATTCCCAAAGAAGAAGAAAGTTTTCTTTGAATAGAAAACTTTACTCCCTTGCGAAGACTTATCATCAACAAAAAAGAAAAATTCCTGTATCATTTAAAGACACAGGAATTATTATCGATGAAATTTTTATCGGTCATTCCACAACAAGAAATTTTAAACCTGATTTTGTATCAAACCTTATTAATGTTGATACAGGTATAAAATGTGGTGGTAAATTGACTCTTATGGATGTTGATACAAAACAGTATATCCAAAGTAAAAATACTGAATATTATTATAAAAAATAATTCAATATTCTAAAACATTAAGATATTTATTAGTAAAAATATTATGAAGATTACACTAAGAGAACTCAGACAAATTGTAAAAACAGTTATTAAAGAAGAGAAAAAAAGTATTAAACAGGAAAATGTAATTAATGCTGTTAATGCAAAATTACAAGGAATCGCTGCAGGTTTAGGTGCACGTCTTAGGACTGACAAAAATAATGCTCAAATCCAAAAATATGCAACACAGGTACTTACAAGGTATAGTAATGTTTCAACAGCATTAAATAGTGGATTGATTGAAGTTACTAAATTTAAACAAGCCATATCTGCTTTGCAAACTAATGGTGCTCCTGAATATAAAGCGCAAATTGATACATTACTTGCTACATCCGATGAATATTTAAATGCCATACAAACTATAAGAGCTGCAGGGATGAAATTTTATAGTTTAGTTGCAGGAATGCAAAGAAGCGCAAACTCTCAAGGTTTAGCTAATAAACAAGCTGCAACGGCTCAGACTACAACTCCTGCTGCAGGTACTACTCAGGCAAAATAACCCCCTTTGAAATAGTATTTCAAAGTCGATGCTCCCTCTTTCAAGGGAGCATTTCTTTTTTAGAATAATATTTTTAATTCATCATTATCTTTCAAAATTCCATCAGTGATAGAATATCTTATTTGAAGTCCAATAAGATTTTGAGATTCGCTAACATCCAATTGAACGTTTTCAATTTTTACATCTGTTAAGTATTTCTCAACAGTATTAATGATTTCTTGCCTCACTTGATTGTAAGTCATTTCATCCATAGGCATAAATAGAAACTGTTCAATATTTAAGCCGAAGTCAGGTTT